TGGATGCCCATATTGTTCCGTTAATTCAGCAGGCACACATGAAGTGAACTGCCCAAACTATAGCAAACCAAAATCAAGTCTAGATATATTTCTAGATAAATTGAATTCAGATACAATTGAAATTAGGCCAGGGCCAGCACAAGTTCTGATAGGACAGTATATCGAATTGCTTTCAGCATATGGTATGACTATGGATGCGATTGAACTTGCTGGGGAACAGTTAGGAATAGAGAAACTAAAAAAGGTTTCTCTTTATATCGAAAAAGCGCTTCAAGAAAAAATTAATGAAATTGTAGCGTTGCAGGAGATTTTGTAAATGACCAAGAGACAAATAGGCAAGCCCGCCGAAGGGCAAAGTATTGACCCTATTCAGATTAATCACATCTTTTTTGTCCTAGATAAGAGTGGTTCGATGTGTAGTCTACGACAGCAAACAGTTGATAATTTCAACGAACAATTACAGGATATGAAGAAGGATATTAATACGAAACAAGTAAACTTGATTTCACTAATTACATTTGCTGGTGCGCGGTTTATCCGAGATGTTCGCGAATCTCAACCCCTTAGCCAGTTTGAAGAAATCAAACTGGAAGATTATGAGCCTGATGGTTGTACTGCGTTGTATGATGCAATAGGTCATGCTATTATGAAAGCAGATGTGAGTATTGATAAATACAAGAACTTTGATAACGCTGCTTTGATTGTTATTCTTAGTGATGGTGGCGAAAATGCTTCCACAGAATTCAATAATGAAAAGATTACTGAACTTATTAAGAATCGACAAGATAGTGGTAAGTTTACATTTACATTCATGGGTTGTGGTGAAATCGTACGTAGACAAGCATATCAAATTGGTATTCCCCAAGGTAACACTACAGTTTGGGATTATAATCCTGGTAGCTTTGGTGATGTATATGTACTCAATACGTGCTCTACTAAGTCCTTTATGGGTGCACGAGATATGGGACAAGTAGCTACTAGTGGTTTTTATACAGCCACCTTTGATGTTGATGCAAATATTTCACAGGAACAAAATGCCTAAAGAAAAAAAAACCTTTACTATCATCCAGGATACCCGCGAAAAAAAACCGTGGACCTTTAAGGCCACCGGGTCAATCCATGATGTGAAGGTTGCTAAGCTCGATACCGGAGATTATTCTATTGAAGGAATGGAGGAAGAATTTATGGTCGAGCGAAAAGCCTCTGTAGATGAATTATTTATGAACCTGGGCGTGCAATGGAAACGCTTTGAAAGAGAGATGGAAAGGGCCAAACCCTATAAATATAAGTATCTCGTAATCGAAGCTAACATGCGCGATATTTACAGAGGTTCGCGCTACTCGAAGATGTCCGGCAGATTTATCATGGCACGTTTGGTTCATTTACAACTTAAGTACGGCGTGCAGGTGATTTTTGCAGGCTCGGGTATGCACGTCCCGGGTTACATAATTCAATTGATGAAAGCAGCATACGCAGAATGTCATTAATCGAACCTGATTTTCTAGGATACGAAGCTATCCTAAATTCATTACATAATAGTAGTTTAGACTTAGCTCCCAAAACGGCATATATCAATTCAGAAGCTGTTCGTCTTGGTACTATGCAAAGACGTGAAGCACTCGCTAAAGATTTCCAAACTAATTTAGGATTGTGTGCAAAGTACATCTTAAATGTCAATCTCTTGCCATTCCAGCTTGTTATTCTCGAAAGACTTTGGAATAAGAGATTTGTTTTACTCACTATGACTCGTGGTGGTGGCAAGACATTTATCTTAGGCGTCTATGCTTGTCTTAGAGCTTTACTTAATCAAGGTTCGAAAATCATTCTAGTTGGTGCTAACTTCCGTCAATCCAAGTTAATTTTCGAAGAGATTGAGAGTATTTACAGACATGCACCATTATTTAGACAGTGTTGTGCTAAAGACCCAACGAACCAACCTGCGCGCTCGATTCTACGCGTGGGCGAATCTACAATCCAAGCTATTCCTCTTGGGCATGATGGGCATACAATTCGTGGACTCAGAGCTACCCACATTCTTGCTGACGAATTCGCATCAATTCCCGAAGAAGTCTTCCAAGTAGTTGTTCGTGGTTTTGCCGCAGTAACTAAAGACCCACACAAGCAGGTAATGGATATCTTCAAAGAAAAGCACCTAGCTAAAAAAGGTTTAGATATTGATTTATTCTCTGGACGACAACATAACCAAATTGTATTGAGTGGAACTGCATATTACAAATTCAATCACTTTTTCACTACTATGGAAACATATGATAAATTGATTGCCGATAAAACGATATCTCAAATCGAAAATGCAGAAGGCATCATGGAAAAAATCGATTATCATGACTATGCGGTTATTCAAATCCCGTACACTGCGATGCCAATCGGATTTATGGATGTAACTCAAATTGGTCAAGCACGTTTAACAATGCATCCTATCCTATTCAATATGGAATACATGGCAGAATTCGCTGGTACTACTGGTGGATTCTTTCCAATGCTCGATATCGAAAACGCGACTGCGGGTAACTCCATTAAAAATGAGGATGGAACATTAGCATTAGTAGGTGGAGAACCTTGCACCAACCCATATTTCTCAATTGAAATTGGGGCCGAAGAAGGCGCCGTCTATGTTATGGGTGCTGACCCTGCGAGAGAGTCTGATAACTTTGCCATATGCGTTATTAAGATTACTCGCGATGGAAACTATCAAGTTGTATTTGCAGATGCGTGGAACAGAAAAGAATGGGGATGGTCTGTTCGACGTATTCGTGAACTAATCAAGAAATTCAATATTCAACGCCTCACTATTGACAAAGGTGGCGGTGGTACAACAATTGAAGATTTATTGAAAGACCAAAAGTATATTGAACCAGGTGAACTACCTATATTCAACATTGAAAAAGAACAAGAAGAAGCTGATTGGTTTAGAGGCCATAATATTCTAGAAGTTAAAGACTTTTCAGATTATACATGGTATCGTGCAGCCAACTATAGTTTACAGGGTGATATTTTCCATAAGAGACTGATGTTCCCAGCTGGATATGTCGATGAGGCTATTTATAGTCGATTTAACACTTTCTTTGCAGAATCAGAGATTGACGAGTGTTTTAAGCAGATTCAGGCTATGCGCTTGGAATTGGCTCAAATTGAAAGAACTATGAAAGGCTCTAATCGCGAACATTTTGACTTACCTGAAGACCAAATCAAACAGGCAAAAGAAAAAGGCGTTCAGGAGCGTAAGGATAGGTATTCTGCTCTATTGCTAGCAGCACATGCTGCGCGTGAGATGCAAGGATATGGCGAATGGACAGAGAAGCATGACTTTGTGCCGGGTTTCTGGCTAGGCGAAATCAATAAAAGCGATAATAGCTAATGTACAATGATAAAGCCTATGAGGAACGTATTCCCTGTAAAGTATGCTGGAAAGGTTACATGGTTGAGGTTGAAGTGCATGTTTATCTAAAGATTAAGGGTGAGAAAACACCTAAGCCGCTCATTATTACTCGGTATTTCTGTACTGAGTGTCAAAAACTTCAAAGTGAACCTTAGAATTGTGTACTATATAATGACTAATCAACTATCAATCCATGAGGAGTTTATTATCAATGGCTAAAGAAGTAGAACCAACTGCAGCAGAACAAGCATATCAAGAACCCGAACTTGCTGATGCTATGTTAAGTGCAAATCAAGAAGTACAAGGTACTCAATTACATCGGTCAGAGGCAAATCGAATAGGTAGAGACCAAGGTGTACCAATAGATTTTGGAGGTGCGTTAGGGCTTGGTGGTGGTCAATTCCAAGATGGTAACCATTCCAAAATAATCAGGATTATGCGTGAAGCTGATAAAGCCTATCGTGAAATTGGTATTGTTAGAAATGTCGTTGATTTAATGACAGATTTCACATCGGAAGGTTTGAATGTTCATCACCCTGTAGCTCAACAAGAACGATTCTATCGCGCATGGATTAAAAAAGTAAACATGGAAGAAGTTGCTAAACAATGTCTTCGAGGTATGTATAAATGGGCAAATGTAGGCATCTTTCGATTTTGGGGTAAACTAAAGCCTAAGACTCGCAAAGAGATGATGAGTAAAGCTCGGTCACTTTTCGCAGAAGGTAAAGACAAAGAAGCTGTAAAGGCATTTTTCCGTGAGAATCAGACTTTCAAAAGAAATCGTATTCCGGTACGTTATTCTTGTTTACCACCATTTAAGATTCGTATCTTTGGTAGTCTATTATTTGATACGCGAACTTATTTCTATTATTTTCCAGAGAATGATAAAAAGAAAATGATGGACACTACGCTTGCGAATCCATTTGAAAAGAAATTGATTGATAATCTTCCAACCTCTCTCAAGGAGCGTATTAGTAGAGATTCACAAATACAATTGCCACCTGAAAACTTCACTATGATTCACTTCAAGCGAGATTGTTCTAGATTGTGGGCAGACCCATTGATTATGCCGATTATGAATGATTTGCGTTTCAAGATGGTATTACGTCGAATGGATATTAGTGTAGCTGAATCCATTATTAACCCAGTTACCATTTTTAAGCTTGGAGATACAGTAAATGGATTTCCACCAACAAAGGAACGATTCCAAAACTTAGCCTCATTGTTAAAAACGCCTACTACGGCTAAAAACCTGGTTTGGGATGACTTGATTAATGTTGAACAGCATATCGTTGATGCGAAGGAAGTATTCGCAGCTGAGAAGTATCAAGAAGTAGATTTGGATATTCTAAATGGACTAGGTGTATCTACTGTACTAATCAATGGTGGCGTTGGTACTGCTGGTGGTGGTAAAAGTGGCGGAAACGCATTTCTTTCAGTTCGTGGCCTCATGGAACGTTTAGAAGACGGTCGCCAAGAATTCATGAAGTTTTTGAACGAGGAACTAAATTTGGTTCGGTTAGCTATGGGTTGGAAGACAGCACCTAAGATTACATGGGACCAGATGAGTTTAAGAGATGAAGCCGCCGAGAAACGTATTGCTATTGAACTTCGTGACCGAAAGGTTATCTCTAATGAAACCCTACTTGACTTCTTAGGTATGGATAATGAGATTGAGATGTCTCGTAAAATTCGTGAGGATAAACAAACTAATAAGACTGGTATTCCGCAATCTGTTGGTCCATTTGAAGAATCTGTTCGAGTACAGAAGGATGAAGACCCCGCTAGACTCAATATTGATTTACAGAAAGAGGGACAAAAACAAAAAGAGCGTATGGCTGATAAACTCTTACAGCATAATGACAAACAAAAGAATAAAGATATTCAAATGCAAAAGGACGCTCAGAAAACGCAAGTCTCTAATACTTCAGCACCGCGTGCTGGTCCAGGGCGCCCCAATGATAAAGGTGACCCCAGTAGTCGTCAACAGAAGAAAAAGCGTTCTGAATTGATAAAGCCCGCAAAGAGTTCAGTCACAGCTGACCTAATTGAACAGTCTCTTTCTAATCGAGTGGTTGTAGAGCATTACTTGAAGCCACGCATTTTGGCGTTATTTGAAAAAGAAAATCTCCGTCAATTGACTAAGGATGAAAAAGCCACATATGAACAGCTGGTTCAGGCTGTGTGGGCATTTTCGAGCCCTTATAATACTATCAAAGAAGAATGGGTGGAAGAGACAGCAGATAAAATAGCTCATGGCATATCAATAAATGATAATGAGGGAGCAAAAGAAGCCACCAATATCTATAATGAATTAGTTCTAGAATATAGAAATGAAAATCTTAAAGCACCTACAATGAATATTAGGCAAAGATTATTCGCAGAGGCGCAAATTTTAAGTAATGCCTAATGAGTTTGATAATATAGTTCCTAATACCCAAGTTCCGGGTAAGAGTACAATTGGTGAATCCGGAAATATGTGGGGAGAGATTTACGCCACATCAGGTAG